AACGGAGAAAAACACCGGGATTTACTTTAATAGAAATCGCTGTGCCTAAATATTTCTAAATGTCAAAACTCCACTGTATATCTAGTTTGTTGTTATATACAGTAATCTGCTTGATGAGCTGTTTTACCAGCGTCTTTTGTTGATCGTATTCTAGGCTAAATATATCGTCCGATTTGCTGAGCAGTTGCTGGGCTTCTGCCGGCTCAACATCTGGCTTGGCCATATTATTTAGCTTGGCGGTGATCGCCGTATGTTGTTCCGCCAACTTGTCCCGTCTCTCGTTCAGTCGCTCTAGCGGCAAGTCGTGCGAATCAAGGTAGAGATCTATTAGCTTGGCTTGTTGGCTCTCTATTTTTTTCAGTTCGTCTTTCAGCGGACCCACGTCGCTGTTGCGATTGCTTGGAACGATCAAGCCAGGGCTCAGCTGCAGCTTGTGGATCTCACTCAAAATGTACTCCTCTAGCTCTTTCATGTCGTGGTTGCAAGATGGGCAGAAGCCGTATTGGCGCAGAGTGAAAGCTTTCTTTGAGAAACGCGAATTACACTTATAATAACGGTGTGGTCCATGCTTCGTGTGACTTTTCAGCACCGAAAACGACGCTGTGCAATAGCCGCATCTTAGCAGACCGGACAGCATGAACTTAGCGCGGAATGGTCTCGGGTTGTTGCTCATTTCCGCAGCTGTAATCTGCCGGCGTTTCAGCTCCGCTTGCGTCTGCTCATAGATCTCTGAGCTGATCAACGCTTGATGCGTGCCGGGGAATGTCTGGCCCCGATACTTGGTTATGCCGGTGTATGTTTCGTTATCCAAGACACCCCGAACAGTCCTGTACGACCAATTAATGTCTTTTCCCAAGTGGCCTTCTTCGTTCAAGTGATCTCTAATTTTGGTGATTGATACTCCGTTCAAATAGTCAGAATAGATTCGCTTAACAATAGATCCCTGGAACTCGTCCACAAACATTTGATCGTTGCGGTAGGTGTACCCAAACGGTGTATTAGACCAGTTCATGGCTTTGCCAGACTTCGCCCGTCCAACTTTTCCCATTGTCATCCGTTCTCTGATCTGTTCCCGTTCTAGCTGAGCGAACACCGACAGAATGCCGATCATAGCCTTGCCGAAAGCCGTTGAAGTATCAAAGTTTTCAGAGAGGCTCACAAATGCCACGTTATACTTGTTGAAAATGTCTTCGATAAGATAGAGTGTATCTTTCTGCGAACGTGATAGGCGGTCTAATTTATACACCAAAACTGTATCAAAGTAGCCAGATTTTGCGTCACTAACTAGTTTCTCCATGCCTGGGCGGTTGATATTAGAGCCCGAAAAGCCAGGGTCCTTATATACTTTGGTTAAGTTCCAATCGCGTGCTTTACAGTATGCCGTCAGCTTTTCAACTTGCTCATCAATCGAATATCCTGACTCGGCCTGTTCCATTGTTGAAACCCTTACATAGCCAGCTACCTGTTTAATTTGCTTTTCCATTAATAAAACCTCCGTGGTATAATAACAAAAGGGTGCACTGCACCCCTATGACAATGCGGGCACATCCTTAACTTTGCCGAGTGGGGGATGTGTTTTTTTGTATTATTTAAACGGCAATTCTAACGGTTGAGCTGTGCCAATATCTTCATACGTATCTGTATTGGCGACAGAATCAAAGTTAATTGTAAATTTATCAATCTTGCTTTGATCTTCGGTTTTGATTAGCGCTTGCACTACATAATCACTATTTGCATTAGCAGCTAATGTCTCGCCAACTGATTCATCATTTAAATATTGCCCTTGGCTGATTTGCTGACCTGTACTGGTGACTAATGATTTTACACCGTTGACCTGCACTTCGTTTGCAGAAGTATTCTTTGCATTAAACTGAATCTGAACATAGTAAAATGGATTAGTTACACCGTTCGTGCTGAAGTAGTCATTGTCATATGACCTTTGAGCTTTGGTTTTAGGCTCTGCTTTGAACAACTTTACATCCTTGATTTTAAATTCAACTGGACCGTCTTTGGCAACCGTATTTTCGGGAGCTGTGATTTTTGTTAGCGTAATTTTACCCATATCCTCATCGTTGGACCACTGACCAACTTTTAGCAATGGACCGTTGGTGATCTCTCTGTCGTCCTTTTTGCTAGATGAAGTTTTACCCGCCTGTGTGGTTTTAGCGGACTTACCAGCATTATCCGATTTATCCGCTGAGCTGCTTCCACATCCCGCCAGCAGCAGGCCTAAACTTAGTAATGCAATACTAGATACAACTGATTTCTTCATTTTGAAATCCCCCATAAAATATAATTTGTCCCCAGTTTTTAACGTCCTTGTCTGGTGGACTATGTAATCGTTTAAAACTTTGAGATTTTAAAAAGTTCGCCTCGGTGTATAATTGAGACGAACAAATGATTCTTAAGCTCTAGCCGGGTAACCCCTAACCACAGGCTAGAGCTATTTTTATAGTTCGACGACTGATCGGACTGCCTTTCCGATGATTCTGCCTGTGTAATCGTCTGACAGTATAATCGGATCAAAGCCCGGATTGTCCGGCATCAACATAACTATGTCTTGCTGACGCTTGACGCGCTTCAATGTAGCCTCTGTGTCGCCGTTGACCAGCACTGCGGCGATCTCTCCATCTTCAACGCTTGGCTGTTCTCTAACTAGTACATACGAGCCGTTAGGGATCGTCGGCGCCATTGATTCGCCTTTAGCCTTTAAGTAAAAAAGGCTTCCGGTTGGCAAGTGATCGGCTACGGTCTCCCTGTATTCTTCGATGTTCTCGTCTGCGGTTATTGGATTACCGCAAGCGATAGTACCGAGAACAGGGATGCGTTTAATGCCTGTGGGACGTTCTAGATTAGAAGGTGTTACCTCCACTAAGTCAGCTTTTTCAACGTGGAAGTAATCTGCCATCATTTCGATCTTATCTATTCTTGGATAGGTTTTTCCGTTGATCCAATCTGACACCGTTGTGTATTTCAAGCCAAGATCGCCAACAAGTTTGTTTCTATCTATCCCCAAACGCTTCATCTGTTTCTTAATGTTAGCAGACATCACTTTCTTGTTTCCCAATTCGTTCATTACGTTTCACTTCCTTTCTACAATTATCATATTACGGCAAAAACGTATATAACGCAATAGATATATTAAATAAATTACGGTTATTTCGTAATTTATCCTTTACATTACGGTTAAACCGTTATATGATTAGAATATAGAAAGCGAGGCGATAACATGAAGATTACTTTAAAGGCTTTGAGAGTGAACTATGGATTAACTCAAAAAGAAATGGCCAAAGTTGTTGGCGTATACCCAGATACATGGGCTAACTACGAAAACGCAAGGACGTTTCCTAATAAAGATGTCCTTGATAAGATCGAAAAATATTTCGGTGTAAACTACAACGATATTATTTTTTCTTCTTATTTACGGTTTAACCGTAATTTAGTCAACGAATAGAAAGGAAGTTTCAAATGAACAATTTAGCAGCAATCAAAACAGATATGACTATCGAAAGCCGCGAAGTAGCCAAGATGATTAGCAAACGACATGATCACTTGGTCAGAGATATCCAAGGATACATTAATGATATTTCTGAAAACCCAAATTTGGGGACTCAGGATTTCTTTATTGAAAGTTCCTATAAATCAGAAGGAAACAATAAAACTTACCCTTGCTACTTGCTCACCAAGAAGGGCTGCGAATTTGTAGCAAATAAGATGACTGGCAAGAAAGGCAACTTGTTCACCGCTAGCTATATCACCAAGTTTAACCAGATGGAACAGTCACAACCAGTTCAACAGTATCAAATTCCGCAGACGTTGCCAGAAGCATTGAGACTGGCGGCAGACGAAGCTGAAACAATCGAGGCTCAGAAAAAGCAAATTGAGCATGATCGCCCATTAGCAATGTACACCGAGATCATTTTGAAAAACCCTGGCTTAACTAAGACAAGTGTAATTGCTAAAAATTACGGAATGAGCGCGGCGACATTCAATGAACTTCTTCATCAATTGCATATCCAATACAGACAGGGTAATGACTGGATGCTCTATGCAGAGTACCAAAACAAAGGCTACACACATAGTGAACCATTTGCATTTAAACACAAAGACGGTACCAAAGACGTTAAGTATTCAATGAAGTGGACACAAGAAGGACAGAAGTTTCTGTACGACAGGTTAAAGGAAGTCGGCATTGTCCCAGCTGTTGAGCGTATGAAAGGGTGATCCACATGCCAAAAATGCAAATTATCAACCACGACGCATCCGGCAAGCTGATCCCCGACATGTCCCAGGTCAAACTCTGGGAAGTTGCCCCAGAAACACATCGGATCGTTTGCCAGATGTTGCAAGGCAACTCCACCGAAAGAAGCGTGGCGCCATGACCGCCGGCGAATCAGTCCTGTTGTCGGTCATAATCTATCTAGCATGGTCGGCTATCCGCTGGCTAATCGAAAGGAAGAAATAAAAATGAAGTTATATCAAGCATTAGACGTTAGAAATGGGCAACTTGAATTCTTTTCTTCGCGAAAAGGAGCTATTGAATTGTTTATCAATCGTTATCCTAATGCAAAGGTATCAGTAATCAGTTCAAAATTATGGCAGAAAATTTGTGATCGTTTTGGTTTCAGTGAGTTCGATATCGACAATTTTCAATTTGATTTGATGGATGAGCAAGCTGAAGCAGCTGAGGATTTGTTTCTGGATGGGATTTAGGAAGGAATGAACATCGTTGACCGAAGTACTAGTAACAGCGCTGGTAATGTTTCTGATCGTAGGAGCGGACCAGCTAGATTACATGTGGAAAGAGAGGAGGCAAGCTAATGAGTACAGCAATGATCGTTCAGATTATCGTGGTAAGCATTTTGCTGGTGGCGATTCTGACAGCCTCAATAATCGGATTGATTAAGGTGATTCCTGAGATCAATCAGATTTGTAATGATTTAGAGCCAAAAAATAGCCGTGACGGCAATCACGACTAACAAACATTATTAAAAAATTTTACACGGTTATTATACCAGATTGGAGCCAATTATGACACCTATTGAGGAGTATGAGCAATGCAAGCGTCGAATTGCGTATGAAGATGCACCAGAGAAGCGAATTAAAGCAATGAAGTTAATCCTTGCTGATTACGGCGATGTTCTATCTGACAGTCAGATCAATAGTTTGAAATTAAACATTAAGCTGGTCCAGCAACAAGTAGAGGAGCAGAAACAACAAGAGCAGGAGCTTGAAGACAAGATCAATCGATACATTGATAACGTGTGGAGAGTTCTCAGCACCGATGAGTACATTCAATTTCTGGAAGACATGTATACCGCATATCACACGTACGGCACAACTTTAGCAGATTTTCATATTGCGATGAGATGTTTCAACGAAGCTGGCGAGATACGGGAGGCATTGCAATGACAGTTAATGACCTGTATCTTGACCGCTTGCAAGAGCAGCAAGACAGATACTCAAGCGAGTGGCAACGGCAATTTGGTAGATGCAATATTCCTGAACCACCAGAGCCTCTGATTGATTTTGGCGGTGATCGCATCACTGAGGATGAAGTCTGGATGACCGACGATGGTCTAGTTCCACTCAGTCAGATATTTGCATATTGCAAAGACGCAATAGATGAGGATGTTCCCGACTTAGAAACAGCAATTAAGTTAGTCGAAAATGATGGAGGTTATGAATATGAACAACAATGAAGTGGCAACAAAACAAGAGCATTCAGTAACGTTTGGAGTAAATGGTGAAGATGTAACTTTAACAGCTAATACAGTTCGAAATTATTTAGTCGATGGTGGTGGTCGAATTAGTGACCAAGAAGTTGCGATGTTCATCAACCTTTGCAAGTTCCAGCATTTGAACCCTTTTCTAAAAGAAGCATATATCATCAAGTTTGGTAGCCAGCCAGCGCAACTCATTACTTCAAAAGAAGCCTTCATGAAACGGGCTGAGAATCATCCCCAATATGCAGGTATCAAAGCTGGTGCGATTCTCTTACGGAACAACGAAGTTGTATATAGCAATGGTGCTTTTGCTTTACGAACTGACAAGGTTGTTGGTGGTTGGGCCGATGTTTTTCGCAAAGATCGAAAAGAGCCGCATCGCGTTGAGATTTCAATGCAAGAGTTCAGCAAAGGGCAATCAACTTGGAACACGATGCCAGCCACAATGATCCGCAAAACCGCAATCGTTAATGCTTTGCGTGAGGCTTTTCCAGAAGCATTAGGTGGCATGTACACCGAGGACGATAAGAACCCGAACGATCCAGCACAAGGAATGAAGTCAGTCGAAGCAACCGAAAGAGAGCAACAGGCTAATTCGATTCTAAAAGGTGCTACAAACGATAATAATGTTCAACCAGTTAATGACATTCAAGACACATCAACTGAACCAGAACAGGTTGAAAAGGATGTTAAACAGGAAGATGAACAATCTGACGATGAAATAACTGAAATCATTCAAGGGTACGAAGAAACACAGGCAAACGATCAGGAAGAACAGACTGAATTGTTAGACGAAATCACAGGACAACCAAAGGAAGATGAGCAGTAATGAAACTAACTCAAGATAATTATTACTCACATGATACGGACTTCAAATATATGTCCGTATCAATCTTCAAAGACTTTATGAAATGCGAAGCTGCAACCTTAGCAATGTTGAAAGAAGACTGGGAGCCGAACCGAGATAATACAGCTCTGCTAGTCGGAAACTACTTGCATTCAAACTTTGAAAGTCCAGAGGCACATGAGAAGTTTCTGTCAGACAACAAGAAATTTTTGTACAAGTACGGTAATCCAGAGAAAGGCATCAAATCACAATACAAGCAAGCTGACAGCATGATTTCAGTGCTGGATCACGATGAAGCTTTTAGAAATGTGTACGAGCCAGGTCAAAAAGAAGTGATCGTGACTGGTGAGATTGAAGGTTTTGCGTGGAAGGGCAAGATTGACAGTCTTGTTTTAGATCAGAATTATTTCTGTGATTTAAAGACAACCGCTGATATCCATAAGGGTATCTATGATCCAGAGATCAGACGCAAGGTTCCGTTTGTTAAGGCATACGGATATTACATGCAAATGGCTGTCTATCAGGAGCTCATCAAGCAGCAGTTTGGAGTTGAGTGCCAACCGTTTATCTTTGCAGTTAGTAAGCAAGACCCACCCGATAAGATGGCAATTGACTTTAACTCTGTTGACGATGGTTATGAACTAGACGATGCTCTTGAATTTATTAAGGATAATCAAGAGCGTGTGTGGGACGTGATGAATGGTGAAGTTAAGCCAAAGAGATGTGGCAAATGCGAATACTGCCGCATGACTAACGTGATTGATAACTTTACGCATGCAAGCGAGATTGAAGTTGATTAAAGATGTGGCTACCAGCTTTTATTAAGCAAATAAAGGGTGCTGAGTTACTTGTTAAGTTAGAACAGTCGATTAACTTAGAGCATCTCAAAACGATGTATAACGGCAATCTGAGCAAGATATATGCAAAGGTAGAGATCGTTGATCCAAGAAAGATGCGTCCAAGCCAAAGACGGCTCTTCTGGGCGCTCTGTGAGGATATTTGGGCTTGGAATGGTCAACCTAAGAAAGACCTAGAAGATTATTTCAAATTTGAATATGCCGTTAAAAACGATGGCAAAGAAATCAGTCTAAAAGAAAAAGCAAGAACTACCGCCTCAGAAGCTAACGAATTATTGAACATTGTTACTGATTGCATTCTTGAAAACGGCGTGCCTGTTAAAAAAGGTTATGAGTTACTGCCAAGAGATGAGAACTACTTTCTGTATCAATGCTGCAAGCATCGAAAGTGCGTTATTTGTGGCAAGCATGCGGATATTGATCACATTGACGAAATCGGTTCAGGTTTAAATCGAAATCATGTAGATCACACCAAACGGCATGTGATTGCATTATGTCGGATTCACCATTCAGAGCGGCATCAGATAGGCAATAAGCAATTTAGCAAGAAGTACCACATGCCACTGAACGGTATCAAGTTAGACGTTGAAACGCTCAAGAAGATAGGCGTTAAGGGAAATTATCGAGAGGAGAAAGAACATGACAGTTCGGAAAGTGACCAAGCAAGATAGAAAATTTCAAGGCGTTTGGATACCAGCCAAGTATTGGCTAGATGAAGACTTGAAGATTGTTGAGGTTGTGTTTTTAACTGAGATAAATAGTTTAGACAATGATCAAGGCTGCTTTGCTTCAAATAAATATTTTTCTGAATTCTTTGGTCTAACTGCTGGGAGATGTTCGCAAGTTATCAATGGTTTAGTCGATAAGGGTTACTTGTCTGTTGAATATGACAGAGAAGGAAAACAGATAAAAAAGCGAACACTCAGGGTAGTTAATAAATTAAATACCCCTATTAAGAATATTAAAGGGGGGTATTTAGAAAATGCTGAAGGTAATAATACAAGTATTAATAATACAGAAAGAGAAGGTAGTAGTAGTAAAGAGCCCTCAAATATTTTTGTCGAATATCAACTGACTGGTGCGACATTGAGTAATAATCAAATGCTGATTCTGATGGACTACGAACAACGTTTGGGAGATGAGCTTATCTTGCATGCTATCAGCTATATGGACGATTATGCTACGAAGCCTAACTTTAACTATCTTAGAAAAATTCTCAATGCGTATGAAACTAAGAATGTTACCACGGTTGAAAAAGCAGAAGAGATAGAAAAAGCGTGGGTAGAGAAAAACGAGGCCAAGAGCAAGAACTACCAACGTCCAGCCAAGCCTAAGCACCACAGCATTAAGGACACTTGGGATAAGGAGCATGAACGCAAAGAGAAGCTCAAACAAGAGTACCTGGCTAAGTATGGTGAAGTTCCTGTCAATCTTGATACTTTAATGGACCGTCCAAATATTAAGCCAATGTTCAAGGCTGATGAAGAAAAAGAGATGGCTGAGCTGGGAATTAGTGAGGATGATATGCCGTGGTAGAAAGTAGCATGAGTTCAATAAATGAGATCGTTCTGGCATATGTCAAGAAATACTCAGACGAAGAAAAAGAGTTCTGTCCTGAGTGTTTGGAGAGAGGTAAGGAAACAACTATGTTCAGACCTCAAGGCGACAAGATAACTTATGACGATGGTGTTAAGCATGTTCATAAAGGTGTCAAGAAAGCAGCATTCTGTCCTGTCTGTGGATACTCGACTTTGGACGGTGGCACGAAGCCAGTTACTAAAGACGAGTTAGAGCGGCGAACTGCTCAAATAGCTACCGAGAACAGCCTAAAACATGGAGCAATTGGTTATCTGACTTCAACGTCAATTTTTGCCAAAGATATAACGAATTGTACCTTTGATAATTTTGCAAAAGACAACGCTGACCGCCTACAAGTTGCGAGATACGTTGCTAAAGGTGCGATTCATCTTAGCAAGGGAGATAACACTCACATGATATTGCAGGGACATACAGGCTCAGGAAAGACACATCTAGCCTTTGCCACAATTAAAGATGTGTTCAGCAGAACTAACTACCGTATCAAATATCAGAAACGGCAAAGAGGGACTAGCGAATCCGTGGATGCTTACCGAAATATTGAAATCGTGTTTTGCTCGTGGCCATTGTTAATGAAACAGATTAAGGACGGTTTCAATGACGATCAGATAAAAAAGGCAACCGATCGAACTGTTTCAGCATTACAGACCGCAGACATTGCAGTTATTGATGATTTGGGAGCTGAACGAGACACAGACTTCAACTTCGAGCAAATCGATAATCTAATGCAAATCAGGGAAGACATGCCTTTGATTGTCACAACTAACGAAAGCTTTAAAGAACTAACGGAAAAATACGACGAGCGAACCGTTTCACGCATTCAAGCACATAGTGCATTGATTAAGTTCGATCACGTGCAAGATTATCGAACCGAGGTGGCGAGTTGATGGAAAAGGATAAAGACAACGAAGAAACAGAATACCACGAGATGGACATTTTCGAATGCCTGGCAGAAATCGAAAGGGCGGGATATTGATGGCTAAGTTTCACATCGGCGACATCGTCCGAAATCATTATATGGGAGATGATAATCCATATAGAAACTTTATCTACCTAGGAGTGGAAGGAAAATTTATCAAAACTATTCAGACTGATGGGAAGAAGATTGAACAGGGCAAATATTATAAAAGCATCATACGTGAGTTTGAGAATAAGTTTGAAGTAATCGGACACTCAGAAGCTATGGACGCAATGGTAAAAGAGCTGTTAAAGTAAGGGAGAGATTAACATGACAACAGTCTGGTCGTTATTCGACAGTGGAAATAGTTCATACAAGAAAACTATAGACAAGTATTTTCATGAAATTAAAAATTATTCGATCGGCGTTGACAAGCTCAACAAAAATCACAATTTTATAAATTTAGATCTAGCAGATTTTCATGAAATATTTGGAGACATAAAGTTATTTGACACGTTAGATAAACTTCCTAAGCCGGATATTATTCTGGCAAGCCCACCGTGTGAATCATGGAGTGTAGCAAGTGCTATGAGAGGGGGCAATAAGTTTTACGAATGGTCTGACGGGTATCTAAAGATGTCGACCGATACCAGGATCATTTCTAAAAATGACGGTCCTTATAAGTCTTATCCGTGGAAGGTTATGTATACCAGAATCAACGGCGAGCTTTGTGCCTACAATACAATAAGAATTATAGAAAAATACCACCCAGAACATTGGGTTATTGAAAATCCGCAAAGTAGTCACATATGGCAATACTTAGAAAAATACCATAACTTTACAGGTTTCAGTAATGTGGCTCACTACGCAGCATATAACGACAATTTTCCAAAAAAACCGACAACATTTATGTCTGATACATTTCTATCGCTTGCCCAAATGGAAAAAGGTAGGAAGGCAAAGATTGTAATTGGTGATCGTGGCTGTGGAAGAAAACAAATAAGAGATTATAACGAACGATCAAATATCCCAGAAGAATTAGTTAAGGATATTCTAGAGCAATTATTGGAGGTGCAGCTATGACAACAAGCAACCACCCAGATTGCCAATTTACCGCCGAAGAACTCAAGCAATACGGCTTGGACGGCGAGCTGTTCGAGAAAGTTGAGGTAGAGGAATGAGTAAATATTTAGGGTATATCGAAAATGCTGAATTTGGTCGGGCGTCAGACGTGGGCTTTATGTTTGGACTAATGCTAGTCATTACTGTCCCAGAGCACGGCATAGCAAACTTCAATCACTATATGGTAAACACTTCTGAGAATTGCAAAAATAAAGAAGCTGTTGATAAGGCTATTCTAGATTATTGGCGGACGATTTATGCATTGCTAGATGATGCGAAAGTTAGTTCTGTCAGCGAATTGAAAGGCGTACCAGTAGAGGTTGATTGTGATACCAAAATCAATAATTTCAGAATTTTAACAGAAGTAATTCCCAAGTAGGAGGATAAACAATGACAAAATACCGCAAAAAATCGTTAATCGAAGCTGAGCAATGGACTGGATCAAAGGTAATGGCGGATAAGTACCACATTCAATTTGGGGCAGCTGGTGATATGCGGATACCAACCCTTGAAGGTGATATGACACTTGACTTTGGCGATTATATCGCTACTGGAGTTCGAGGAGAACATTGGGCTATCGAAGAGAGTATTTTCAAGGAAACTTACGGAGAAGTTCAAGACGGCTGCGGATGTTGTAGGGCACAGACACCGCTTAATAGAACACCTAACTCAGATTTTGTGATTACCATTAGCAAACTCGATCCTGGCAATCCGCAGCTGGAAATCTCGATGGACGAGGACGGTTACTTTGCTGATTGTCCGGTTAACTTCTGTCCGAAATGCGGCAGAAAGCTACGGGAGGATAACGAATGAAAATTACAGGTGAAGATTTATTGAAGTTGACCAATCAGTTTGGGGGCGACACATTTGAAGAGGTGGTCGATTGTGATACGGAAGGCAACTATGCAAGAAGTTATGAGCCGATTACTCCACTCTCTGAGCTCAACATCCCCGATTCGCTGATTGACCAGTATATTAAACAGAGAGACAAGCGGTACTATATCCACTTAGTCCCTGGTGAATTTGGTTATTTTATCAAAAACATTTCAAATGATCGCTACGATTGGGATCTTGCTGACAATGAATCAGATGTAAACTATAAAACTGAATTTACCACTGCAGAAATTGATGAGCTATGCGCCAAATACCCGCATATCGACTTCTGGGCGTGCGTGGAGGAGGTGACCGATAATGTGTAAATTCTGTGATGGAAAAAGCCTTGATCTATCGGGGCTGACTGATGAACAAGTTGAATACGGAGACATGGCCTTTTGCTACATCTTACCACCTTATAATGGTAAACCATTTCGCCTTGAGTACGGTTCATATGGTGATGGCTATGACGGACAGGCAAGCCAAACAGAAATCAAATTCTGTCCTATGTGCGGGCACTCGCTGGAGGTTAAATCATGACGTTCTACGCATTATACAAAGGTGACACGTTCATTACGATCACCGACACGATCCAAGAGATGGCAGACTACATGTACATCAAATTCAACTCAGCACGCTGGCTGAGCTATCCCGATGCGCACAGGTGGCAAGCAGGGAAGGATGCACAACTAATTTATAAATATAAACTGGAGGAAATTTAAAATGACAAATTATCTATCATGGTTATTCAACCAATTAAAAGGCTGGTCGATGCAGAATTATCTGTTGTGGTTTTTCTCGTTTGGCTTTCAGTTAGCACTACTAATTAGCGCACCGATTACGACTGTCGCTGTTATCACGTTTACTGGAGCGTTGCTTGGCACTCTCTGTGTGCTGTCGATTAATGCTGCCAAGTCAGTCAATGGTTGGCTGGGTCTATTATCTGCAGCTTGTTTTATCTATGCTGGGTATACGGCTAAGAATTATCTGTCAATTTTCGAGCAGGTTGCCTATATCTTAACGCTTGACTTGCCTGTATTGCTTGCGGTTAAGTCTTGGAATTCTGATACGGTCAATAATCTACGGAAATTTACACCAAAAGCATGGGTTATTTCAATCATTCTCACTCTGATTGTTTGGGTAGTGTCGGCATATGCTATTGGCGCGCTGACAAACGATCCGCGTCCAATTATTGACGGCTTAGCATTCGCAATCAATCTGACTGCTGGAATTATCTGTTTTTTGCGCTACAACAATCAATACATCTGGTGGGTCTGTGGTGGAGTATTGCAGTTAGTCCTCTGGGCTGTTACGTACGCACAAGGAGATGCTACTCTGGCAATGGCGGTCAACTCATTGATCTACGTTGCTAATGATGTGCTGGCATTCACTGTGTCGCCTTGGTTTAATCGGGGGCGGAAAAATTTAGGATTAGAACAAATCAAATAACTTTGGGGGTGGCTCTGTGAAACGTGGCTTATTTGCTTTTATTCGTGAGATTATTGAAGACTATCCGAATTATGAAAAATACATCAAGCAGCGTGAAGATGAGATCATGTATCGGCATCAAGAATTTGTTGATGAAAACATTGGCGGTGGGAAAGCGCAGAACGTGCGTGACGAATCAAATGAGTACATCGTTATCTCTCTGTCTGATGACAAGCGCCTAAACTCTCTCAAACGTAATTACGAAGCCGTACACGACTGTTTGAAGAACACAGATGAATATACTCAAGGAATCATTTACGAGCTTTATATCGCAGAGAATCGGCTGTACACGCTCAACGGCATTGCTGATAAGATTGGTTACTCAAGAAACCAAGTTATGCGAAAAAGAGATGCTTTTTTTGAAGCAGTCGCCGAAGAACTAGGCTTGCTATAATGGTGCTTTTATGGGACTTTTGAGCCTTTATAAAGTGTTATTCTGGTAACATAAGAAAAATAAATTACTTCTTTTAAGTAAATTTATCGGTTAATTCTTATTTAAGTGAGCATAGCACGATCTATGCAGGCAGTGACTGGTGTCGTGGGAGAACATAAGACAAAGCTTTACAAGTAGTCGTTAATACCAACTCCTTTTATTTAACTTAAATTATTCGCTTCCACAGCAGGTTTGATTCCTGCTACTGCCTTTGCGGAAAACTTCATGGTTCCAATCGGTACCGCTGAACCGACAAACTATAGTTAGGGCAGCTTAATTGCTGTCTTTTTTATTGCGACGAGAAAGGATTACTAACATGATTGATTTAAAACAAGGCGATTGCTTGGAACTGATGAAAGAGATACCAGATAACTCAATAGATATGGTTCTTTGTGACTTGCCTTATGGAACAATCAAAGGAATGCAATTATCAAGTTGGACTTCTAAAACAACAGAATGGGACAACAGGTTGCCACTTGACGCATTATTCAAGCAATATGAGCGCCTTATTAAAAACACAGGCGCGATTGTTCTGTTCTCCCAAGAACCATTCACTCAAGAGCTGCGAACTTTAAAACCGTTCAATTTATCTTTTTCTTATCCAATGATCTGGTTAAAAGATAGCTGGGGAAATGGGTTATATGCTAAGAAAGCACCACTCAATGTTTTTGAAGATATAAATGTATTTAGAAAAGTCCATTCACTAGAAACTAATAGAAGACTTAGAGAATATTCAAAAGCGGTATTAGATTATATTGGTAAAAAAGCTGTTGATGTTGAAAAAGAGATGGGCAACGAGCGAATGAAGCATTTCTTTCACTACAAAAGCCCACAGTTCTCTTTGCCAACCAAGCAGACATATTCAGCATTTGTTAACAAATATAATTTGAGGAGTATGCCTAAATATCAAACTTATGAAAAAATGAAAAATTCGTTTGATAAGCGATTGCCAACATTTAATCTGTGTGGTGAGAATCATTTAGAAAATGTGTTTGTTTTCTCAAAGGATAAAGAACATTATCACCCAACACAAAAACCTGTAAAGTTGCTTGAAAAATTGATTCGTATATATTCCAACAAAGGCGAGTTAGTCTTAGATAACACAATGGGCAGTGGCTCAACGGGCGTGGCATGTGTCAATACTAAGCGTGACTTCATTGGCATGGAGCTGGACGAAGAATACTTTCACATTGCTGAAAAGCGGATACGGGAAGCACAGGCAGAAATTAGATTGGATATTTTATAAGACACTTAACGGTGTCTTTTTTATTATCTGGAAAGGAGGCGGTGGTTGATGTGAGCCACAAAACTTTACGAGACGGGGCTTTCGCTGAATTGGACGCTAACCGTAAGAGAGCTGTCGTTTTGCTATTCGAAGACGAAAAGACGGATGAACAAATTGCTAAAGAAGTCAACCGCTCAAGAACCACCCTTGCTAAGTGGAAAAAAGACAAGAAATTTCAAGAAGCAGAGCGAGAATATCGTTCTTTAGCTATTGATAGTTATGTGCCGGACGCGATCAAAGAAATTCACAGGCTCTCAACCAAAGCAAAGTCCGAAATGGTCCGTTTGCAGTCAAGCACGACGATTCTTAACATGGCTGGTTATTCTGCTAACGGGGACAGCCCAGAAAAAACTAAACAAGAAGTCCGCAAACTCAAAGCTGACGCTGACCTAGCTGAGCTCAAAGTTAAGCAGGAAAGCTCGACCGGCGGAGACGGCCTAACAGTTAATATCATCAAACATGGAGGTGTAGACGATGCCGACAGTTAATCTTGATTATGAAAAGCTGGTATCGCCTGCATATTATCCGATGTTTACATCTGCTGACCGCTATCTGGCCTATAAAGGCTCACGTGGCTCTGGTAAGTCGTATGCTACGGCAATCAAAGTCATCATCGACACGCTGCAGTATGACTATGTTAATTGGCTGGTATTACGGCAGTTCTTTGGCACGCAGAAAGACAGTACATTCGCAACACTAAAGAAAGTCGCTTATGATCTTGGAGTTGCTGAGATGTTTAAGTTTACTGTGTCACCGCTCGAGATCACTCGCAAGGATACGGGTCAGCGAATATTTTTTCGTGGCATGGATGACCCTTTAAAGATCACATCTATCCAAACGACACACGGCAATCTCTGCCGCATCTGGGCAGAAGAATGCTACGAGCTCAAGGACGAACCAGCACTTGATACTGTGGAAGAATCTATGCGTGGTATTCTGCCAGCTGGCGGCTTTTATCAGTCGGTATTTACGTTTAATCCGTGGTCCGACAAACACTTCTTAAAGCATCGCTTTTTTGACGAGAAGACACGCAAGGCGCGGACTTACTCTGCTACTACCACATACAAAGATAACAGCCACCTTAATGCAGATTATGTTGAAGACTTAGAGGATATGCTCAAGTCTAATCCTAATCGTGCAAGGGTGGCTGTTTTGGGTGAATGGGGAGTTGCAGAAGGGCTTGTATTCGAAGGCTTATTCGAACAGCGAGATTTCGGCATGGAAGAGATCGCTAACTTACCTAAAGTAATCGGGCTGGACTTTGGCTTCAAGCACGACCCGACAGCAGCAGAGTTTATGGCGATCGACCAGAAGAAGCGTATTGTGTACGTCTACGATGAGATATACCAGCAAGGTATGCTGACACAACAGATTGCACAGGCATTGGCACAGCACAAAGCGTTTGGCTTACCAATCATTGCTGATAGTGCCGAGCAACGTCTAATTACTGAATTACAACAAGTCTACGGTGTACCAAATATTAAGCCAGCAGGCAAGGGTAAAGACAGCATTATCCAAGGCATTCAATTCATGCAGTCGTATCGCTTTATTATCCATCCTAAAGCCAAAGGTTTGTGGGAAGAAATGAATACGTATGTGTATGCTAAAGATAAGTTTGGCAATTGGACGAATCAACCCGAGGACGCAAATAACCACGCAATTGACAGTTTGAGGTACAGTATGGCACTATATACGTTCTATAAAGGTAATCAGTATATGAACTATCAAGAAAGAGTACAAGCCGTTAAAAATATTGGATTATAAAGAAGGTGTGACAGATCGGTAATTACGATTTAAAAAATCATAGACAGGCAAATATCTTGTATCAGGAAAGCTTAGATAAATTAACGCCTGCCAGAATTATGCAGTTTATTCGACATCATCATGATTATCAAAGACCAAGATTGCAGATGTTAGATGATTACTATCAAGGTTTCAATACTAATATCTTAAAGCCGGATAATCGGCGGACTGATACAGAGAAAGCTGACCACCGCGCAGTACATTCGTTTGGCAAATATATTGCGGACTTTCAGACGTCGTTTTCAGTCGGTAATGCAATTAATGTCAAACATGATGATGATAAGAAACTAGATGAGATTGAAGATGTTAACGATTTTGACAGCTTGAACAGTGAGCTGTTTCTAGATACAACTCGTTATGGTCGGGCATATGAATATGTCTACCGTGGTAATGATGATATTGAGCACAGCGTGTTATTCGATCCGCTAGAGACGTTTGTTATCTATTCGCTAGAAGTAGACCCACAGCCAGTTATGGCAGTCAGATATCATTTGATTGAGGTTGTGGGTGATAATAATAAGGCTGTCTTACAATACCGTATAGAAACATGGACAGCTGATATATACACATTATATCAACCAACATATCTAGACAGTTCAATGACTATCGAGCGGCAGGAAGCAATCTTTGCTTTTCCTGTCGTTGAGTATACGAACAACCGTTTTAGAATTGGTGACTTTGAGAACATTATTCCATTAATTGATCTATACGACGCAGCACAATCCGATACAGCCAACTATATGACTGATCTAAACGACGCAATGTTGGTCGTTAAAGGCGATATTGATACGTTACTGCAAGGATCCAACCTAATGGGCGGTATTGATCCAACCGATGAAGATGCTGCTAAGAAACTAGCGCAGGATAAGATGGACATGTTGAAAGAAATGAAGAATGCTAACATGTTGCTTCTCAAGTCGGGTGTTGATATCAGTGGAAAACAAACAACTGTGGACGCTAATTATATTCACAAAGAATATGATGTAAATGGCACTGAATCATACAAATCACGGCTGGCGCACGATATTCATAAGTTTTCCCACACTCCCGACCTTACCGATGAAAATTTTGCCGGTAATTCTAGCGGCGTGGCGATGAAGTATAAAGTTTTGGGAACAATTGAACTAGCCAGCACGAAACGCAAACAGTTTGAGAAAGGCTTATTCAAGCGTTACAGCATTATTTACAAGTTGGAGAATAAAGCATCAGGCGGTATGACAACCGACCCTAGAACGCTAAAATTTACGTTCAGAGACAACATGCCAACTGACGACCTAGCAACGATCAATCAGGTTACTCAAGCTGGCGCACAGTTACCGCAAAAGTATCTATATCAGTTCTTACCAAACATTAGCGATCCGAGTGAAATTACTGAACAGCTTGCTAAGCAACAATCTGAACAGGTCAAGCAAGCTCGCGTTGACTATGGTGCTGCTACCGATAAGGAGCTGAGTGACGATGGTCAAACAGAATAAAGCTTATTGGAAAAAACGAATCAAGCAAGAACAAAAGTATATGGAACGTGCTACGAATATTCCACAACTCAAAGCATATTATCAGCAGGCAGTCGACGAAATTCAAGAGAAAATTGATGCTGAATATACTCGGCTGGATAAGCTAGGCTTTAATGCTAAAGATGTTAAAAATGTTGACATTCGCAGATACGAGCAAGAGGCAAAAGAGGCTGTTGCACAAGCTGACCGTATTCGCAAAGAATTGGGGCGTAATGCAAGACGTTCAGACTTCACTGATGAGGTTAATGATAGGTTAACGATATACAACGCTACAATGAGAATCAACCGGTTAGAATATCTCAAGTCACGCTCAGCACTATCACTTGTTAAAGCTGGCGTAAAAGTTATCGGCAAAATGACAGCTCAATTGTTCAGCAAATATGTTAATGAATTCAAGCGCCAAGCTGGCATATTGGGACGTACATTTCAACACATGGGCGCTGATAGGATAATTAAGCACGTGCTGGCACAGACAGACGGTGCAACGTTCAGCGAGCGTGTATGGAAGAACACAGACGAATTAAAAGCTCGGCTAGATGTGCTATTAACTAATAACCAGATTCAAGGTAATAACCCTGATGTGATTGCTCGTAGGCTACGTGATTTAGTTAGCGACCAATTCGCTAATCAAGCTCAATATGTTACTGAACGGCTAGCGCGAACTGAATCAACACGCTTAATTGGCGAGGCTCAAAAAGAAAGTTATAAAAAATATGGTATTAAGTTTGTCAAGTGGATAGCCGAATCAAGTGCTTGTGATTTTTGTGAAAATATCGCTCATGGTGGTAAGGATGGAGAGGGAGTTTATAAGCTGGATAAAGTTCCAGCGTACCCACAACATCCCAACTGCATGTGTAGCTTAGCAGCATATGAAGAATAAGGAGCTGATCCTATATCTCGGAACTGTCCGTTAAACAGATGACCTGAGCAAGTCACTAAACTGCTCAAATAAAACTAAATCTTGTGGGAAATAATTATCGCGTCTTACTGGAGCAATCTAGTGGGGCGTTTTTTAGTGGTTATATTTCTGCAGGGTGGGAGGTTATACAAATGGAAATGGATTTACAATACTTTGCTGAAGATACAGCAGAACCAACAAAAGAGCCTGAAAAGCTAGAGTTTACTCATGAAGAATTAGAGGCAAAAATCAATTCTGAATATGATCGTAGAATGCAAAAGCAGCAGGCCAAGTTTGATGAACAACTTAAACAAGCTAGAGAAGAAGGTTTAACTGAAGGTCAGAAACGCGCTAAGATGTCCGCTAAAGAAAAAGAGGACGAGGCACAGAAAGAACGTGAGGCTGCTTTATCTAAACGCGAAGCTGAGCTTAATAAGCGGGAATTAACTGCTAATACAGTTGATTTGTTATCACAAAAAGGTTTACCAAAGGGCTTAGCTGATTCATTAGTAGAACTTGGTGATGCTGACAAAATCAGTGAGGTTGTAGAAACACTTCAAAAGTCAACAGAACAGAAGGTTAATGAACAGGTCAAGGAACGCATGAGACAAGATCCACCAGCAAATGGTAGCTCTACACTCGATAGCGAAAATGATCCGTTTAAACAGATTATTAACTCATATACAAAATAAGGAGGTTAGCTAATATGGCTAATAACAATAACGATTTACCAATTCGCGCATATCAGAAACAATTTGCGCAGTTAATTCAAACAGTCTACGGAGTACAAGGTGTATTTGCTCCCACATTTGGACAATTGCAAGCCTTAGATGGCGTTCAGGACAATGCAACAGCGTTCTCGTTGAAAACAAACGATGTGCCTGTGGTTGTGGGTGAGTATTCCACAGACGCAGATGTGGCATTTGGTACAGGCACAGCAAACTCATCTCGCTTTGGTGAAATGAAAGAAATCAAATACGCAGATGTAGATGTGCCTTATGACTTCACGTGGTCGATTCATGAGGGCTTAGATCGTTTCACTGTCAACAATGATTTAAATGCAGCAGTAGCCGATCGCTTGAATTTGCAAGCACAGGCTAAAACACGTTTGTTCAACAAAAAGGAAGGCCAGTTCTTAGCAGATGCTGCTACTGACATTGGCTTAGATGCAACAGACGTTAATAAATTGTTCGAAACGGCAGTCGAAAAATACACTGACTTGGAAGTAGTTGTTCCTATCCGTGCATATGTGACTGCTGCAGTTTACAACGCAATTATCGATTTGGCTAATGTATCAACGGGTAAAGGTTCAGCAGTAGATATTGACGCCAACGGTTTGGTTAGTTTCCGTGGTATTGCATTGACAAAAGTTCCTTCACAGTACATGGCTGGACAAGCAGTTATCTTTACGCCAGATAATGTTGGGCGTGCCTTCACAGGTATCTCTACAGCTCGGACAATCGAGTCAACAGACTTTGATGGTCAAGAATTACAAGGCGCTGGTAAGGCTGGACAGTTTATTTCTGACGACAACAAGAAGGCTATTTTCAAAGCCGCAGCAAAAAAAGCTTAACCCCGCCTAGTGGGGTGAAAGCTACCCCAACTAAAAGCGGGGCGAACGTTACTGTAGGTTAGAAAGGAGGTTAATAATGGCTGATAAATATTTAAAAGCTATCAAAGATGGTAAGGTTGTGGCTGTTGGCGATGACAAATCTGTCACTATTACAGGAGAGTCTGCCAACACAAAAATTGTTAAAGGTGCCTATAAGGTTGCGTTTGATGAAACAATTGACAAAAGTTTGAGTGCTATTGCTAGTGCTTTGGTTGATGTACCTGAGTTCACTACATTACCAATTTCGGTAACTGGCATAACTTTGAATAAAACTACGCTATCGCTTGAAGAAGGAGCAACTGGACAATTAACGGCAACAGTCGCACCAACTGATGCAACTAATAAGACAGTTAGCTGGAGCTCTGACAAAACCACAGTCGCTACTGTAGATAATACTGGTAAGGTTACAGCCGTTAAAGCAGGTACGGCTAATATCACAGTTAAAACTGCTGACGGAGCTAAAACAGCAGTATGTGCATTGACAGTTACAGCACCTGCTGAAGGCTAACACATAGACAGAGACGAGAAAAATGAGACGAATCAGGGGGTGTAATGATTGGAATTAACAGATCTAAAAACAATGTTGCAGATCAAAGATAATAGCCGTGACAGTATTCTTAATTTAATTTCTAAGAATACCGAGAGCGCACTGTGTTTTAAGCTAGGCGAAAAAAAAGTGCCTGATGAGTTAAGCTATATTGCTTTAGAAGTCGCTGTGAAGCGATATAACCGCATTGCGAATGAAGGCATGTCTTCATACTCACAAGAAGGCGAATCTATCACTTTTAGCACTAACGATTTTGATGAGTTCACCGATGATATTGCTGACTGGAAGAACGATAATGGCTTGGTTGATGATAAGGCTGGCCGTTTTCTGTTTCTGTGAGGTGGTCAGCATGAGATTTAACAACAACGTTAAGTTCTACTCGGAGGTTGCTGAGCATTACGATCCCGAAGTTGGTCATTATGTTGGCGGTGAAGAGCTAGTTGCTGAACTGATTGCTAATGTGACCGATCTAGGCACTAACCGCTCGGCTCAATTATTCGGCAATGTCGATACGCGTGCACAAGTTATCCGCTTGGCTTGTCCTGTAGGTGCTGTGTGGTCGTATTGCACGATTGACGACAGTTCCACTCAGTACGTGCAGACGACTGTGAGAGACCCGTTAAAAGCTCACACATTGATTGTAGGTGAGCGGAAGTAATGGCAAGAGTAACGTATAGCGTTAAAGGCTTGGATAAACTGGAGCAAGGCTTACTGAAACGGGCTCAAATCGCAGGCATTAAGCAGATCGTTAGAAAGCATACAACTGAACTGCAGCAGAAAGCGATGGCTAATGCAAGTTCGACCTATGTTAAAGGCTACTCAACTGGAGCCACTAAGAAGTCGATTGGCATTGGCTTTGAAAATGGTGGTTTGACTGGCGTTACTGGACTAGGGCAAAGCTACGATTCCTATGTTGAACTGGGTACTCGTTTCATGGCAGCCGAGCCACTACTCAAACCGCTGTTCAATCAAACTAAGCAAGTATTCATCTCTGATTTAAAGAGGGTGATGCGATGATAAGCCCACAGAAATGTTTGTTTGATTACTACTTCAAACTGATTCAAGAAAAGGGCTTTCCTGTTTACGACTATCTGCCGTTGAAAGATGAGCCTGTCACTTATCCGTTTGTCGTGCTTAGTCAAACACAAACAGTGAACTATGATACTAAATACTCCCGTAACGATCACATTTTTCTAACGATTGATGTGTGGGGAGGTAGAAAACAAAGAAAGGTCGTTGGCGAGATTGCCGATGGCCTTTTTAATTCTGCTATTGGCGTTGTCAAAACGGACGTATATACGTTCTATGGTCAGCAGAATCAACAGAATTTACAAATGATGATAGATACATCAGTTTCGAACACGGTTTACCAGCGAGCAAATCTAACTTTGGAACTGACAGTAAATTAAAAAGGAGCGATAATAAATGGTTAAAAACTTAAAAGGTATCAATGCGGTTGCTTTTGCACGCAAATTGTCCAAAGCTGCGACAGAAGAAGCACATTTGATTCCTTGGCAAACATCACTGTCTTTTGACCCTAGTCGTGACAGTGATTCAACCGCAACTAAAGATGGAGCAGTTAATACACAATCGAGTGTAGAAACTGACCTAGAAACAGAGTTTATCAACAATACTTCTGCGATTGCAGACGCGTTCTATGATTCTCTGTTCGATGGTGACAAGATTGAATTCTGGATCGTCCACAAAGATCGCTTGAATGACGACGGACAAGCTTATGCTTGGTACATGCAAACTTCTGTATCAGAAGATTCAAACGACAATGATGCTGATGATAACTCAACTCGTCATGTGTCCTTCGCCGTTGACGGGACACCTAAGCGTGGCTGGACAGACTTCTCTGCAGAACAACAAGCCGATATTGACTACGTGTTCCGTGGCATCGGCAAGTATGCAAAAGAGACTAATGGAGATGGAGCAGCTTGGGATAAGAATACTGACGCTGGCAAATCAGCTGACGAAACGACTACACCAACCCCCTAGTGCAGCCGAGCAACGTTTCAGTTGAAGCGACAGCTGACGGCGCAACAATATCGGCTGAATAGTCAATAACAAAAAAACAGAGACGATAAAAGTGAAACGATAAAAGGAGAATACACATGCAAGTAAAAATCAATGGTAAAGAAATCGAACTGAAATTTGGCGTTAAATTTACTCGTGAACTTGACAAAATCGCAGGTTTAGACGTGCAAGGTGCATCGTTTGGCATGGGCTTGACTAAGACAATCCCAGCACTAAACACTGCCGATCCTGCAGCACTGTCCGATGTGATCTATGCAGCTACTTCCACAGTACTCTCATTCAGACCCAGCCAAGATGATGTGGATGACTTCATTGACGGTTACGAGGGCGACTTAGAAAAGCTGTTTGATGACGTAATTGCTGAAATGGGTAAAGCAAACGCTATCAAGGTGGCTCTAAAAAACGCTCAAGCCTAGACGATGAAGAACAGAAGACAAGCGAACAAACGTATCATGAAATTGTCTTGAATTGTCTGACTCGTTTAGGTTTTTCTATTTCTCAAAAGCAGCAAATCGAAGAATTGACACTGTCTGATTACTACTTGGCAATGGAAGCGTACGCCATTAAGCGTACACTACACCGTGAAGATATTGCTCTGCAAGCGTGGTTTAATCAAACGGTGCAAGCTACAAAAGGCTCTGACAAGCATCCTAAACCGATGTATCGTAAGTTTGATGAATTCTATAATACAGAAGAACTTGAAGATGAGATTAGAAGCAGTTTTGAAGATGATTACGTATCTGAGCGGACTAAAGCAAGAGATGAGCAAGCAGCAATCAATGAGCGATTTGCTAAATTGCAAGAAATTAAACGTAGGAAGGGGGAAAAGTAGTGGAAAGTTATTCGGTTCAAGCGGTTCTATCAGCAGTTGATAAGGGCTTTAGTAGTGCAATGAAGCAAGCTGCTAAAGGTGCTGAGCAGGCTAATAACTCTGTTGGTAAGTCGGGCGGTGGCATGTTGAAGTTCGGCACAATTGTAGGTACGGCGATGGCTGTTGTTGGTAAAGCAATGAATGTTGTCGGAAATTCCGTTAGTTCTGCAGCTGATCGTTTCGACACATTGAATAAATACCCCAAAGTTATGAAAGCATTGGGCTATTCTGGAACGGACACAGCTAAATCAATGAAAACATTGGATAACGGCATCAACGGTTTGCCAACTACACTTGATGAAATCACTGCATCTGCTCAGCAATTTGCTCCACTGACTGGCGGTGCCAATTCTGGCGCTAAAGCTGCGATTGCTTTGAATGATGCGTTTCTAGCATCTGGAGCTAGTGTGGCTGATACTTCACGTGGGATGCAGCAATACACACAGATGCTGGCAACAGGTAAAGTTGATATGCAAAGCTGGCGGACGTTGCAGGAAACTATGCCAATTGCACTGCGTAAGACCGCTAATGCATTCGGGTTTACTGGTAAATCGGCGGAACAAGACCTATACAAGGCTCTACAGTCTGGCAGTATCACAATCGACCAATTAAATAAGAAGTTTGTGGAGCTGGACAAAGGCCAGAATGGTTTTGCTAACTTGGCCCGCAAGAACTCAGTCGGCATCAAGACATCATTTGCCAATATGAAGACCTCTGTTGTTAAAGGTTTAGCTAATACTTTGACTGCAATCGACAACGGCTTCAAGAACGCTGGTTTGCCTGGCTTAGCTCAGATGTTAAATGGCATGAAAGATGGCATCACGTCAGCATTTGCGACAATCAACGGAGCTATTCAAAAGGCTATTCCGCCAATCGTGAGTGCATTGAAGAGCGTTGTTGTTTGGGTCAATCAGAATAAGAATTGGCTACAACCGTTAGTTGTTGGCATTGTAGCTTTTGTAGCGTCTTTTAACGGAATTATGAAAGTAATTCAAATAATCAATGCTGTTAAAACTGCCGTAATGGGTTTCTTTGCGATTTTGTCAGCTAATCCATTTGTACTGATAATTGCCGCAATTGCGGCTGTAGTTGCTGCTTTGGTTTTGTTTTTCACTAAAACAGAAACAGGGCGTGCTATTTGGCAGTCTTTTACAACATGGCTAATTGGCGCTTGGAATACCATAAAGACAACAGCAGTCACTGTATGGACAGCTGTTACAACATTTTTAACAACGGCATGGACTACAATTTCAACAACTGCTACCACAATTTGGACTGCCATTACTACTTTATTTAACACAGTTTGGAATAGTGTATCAACGACAGCAACAGCTGTATGGACAACAATTACAACATTCTTGTCTACTACTTGGACTAATATTTTGACAGTTGCTACTACAATTTGGAATGCAATAAAAACATTCTTTACAACACTATGGGCTGGTGTATCAAATACATTTACTACAGTGTGGGCGTCAATCAGTACAGGGTTACAGTCTATTTGGCAAGGCATTGTTTCAATTGCAAGTGGCATCTGGAATATGATTAAGGCCGTTATTTTGGGCCCAGTGTTATTAGTAATTGACTTAGTTACTGGCAACTTTACGCAACTCAAATCAGATATTCAATTAATCTGGACGTCAATTCAAAGTGCTACATCAAGCATTTGGAATGGTATTAAGAGTGTCATCTCTGGCATAGTTCAGGTAGTTAAGAATTTAGCCATTGCCGCTTTTAATGGATTAAAATCTGGTGTTATTGGAATTTGGAATAGTTTAAAGTCAGCCGCAAGTTCTATTTGGAATGGTATGAAATCAGCTTTATCGTCAGCATGGAATGGTATGAAGTCAGCTGCTTTTAATGCTGCTAGAGGTTTAGCTAATGCTGCCAAAAGCGCTTGGAACGGTTTAAAGAGCGCTGCAAGCTCAATTTGGAACGGCATTAAGTCAGTTATATCACGTGGAATAAACAGTGCTAAATCAGCAGTCAGCTCAGCAGTTAACGGTATGCGATCAGCTGCTAGTTCAGCGTGGAATGGTATGAAATCAGTTGCTAGTTCTGTAGTATCGGGCATCAAATCGGCGTTTAGGTCATTATCTAATATTGATTTAGGTGCCGCAGGACGAGCAATCATGAGCAGCTTTTATAGAGGGCTCACTGCAGCATGGGGAAAAGTAAAGTCATTTGTTTCTGGTATTGGCTCGTGGATTAGAAAACATAAAGGACCAATTTCGTACGATAGAAGGCTCTTGATTCCTGCTGGTAATGCTATCATGAATGGTTTTAACAAAGGCTTAGTGAGCCAATTTAGCACAGTACAAAACAATATTCGAAGCATGACTAATAGTATTGCTGGTATGGCTTCAAATGCTTTAAACGACAATATCCAAGCACTGAACTCACGTGCAGTTAATGGCTCGATTAGCAGTAATATTACTGGCCAGCTGTCAGTTCAACAACAGCCAGCTAATATATCGCTAGATTTAGGCGGTTCAAATTATACTGCTTTTGTTGATGATATTTCCCACAAACAAGGACAGTCAGCTAGTTTGAAACGTACCTATAGAGTATAGAAAGGAGCACACATGTATAGCAAATTTAGAGACTTAAAAAAGTACACTGGTTCTGATGATGTGCTCCAAATCGAGGCATTAAATTGGAACGGTGAATATTTAGATGAGAAAATACCGGGCTTTACTACACTTAATGTAGATGGCAGAGAAAATTTTTCTCGCACAATAAACGCTCCTGAGATGGTGGGTGATGGTAGTTTATATCTTGATTCAAGATTTGAGGCTAAAACTATCACAGTTAATTTTCAGTTGTTGGCTATTTCAGGCGCTGAATTGCAAGACAGATTTGATCGTTTAAAAAAATGGCTGTATCAACCGCAAAAAAAGTTTTTCTTTGCTGATGAGACTAATTATTACTATATTGGAACGGTTTCTAAAGTTGAAAATGCTAAGGCTGGTCAGTTGAATATTATAGGTACAATTGAAATAACATGTTCTGACCCTTATAAAAGAACTCAACCCGTGACAGTCACCGATATCAAAATAGATGATACAACGATAGTATATCCGACTGTACCAAATTCATTGACATTTGTTCCCAGTGTGAACGCTGATAAGGTCCAAATAACTACTAGCGATGGCATGAAGATTATTGTAAATCGTGGTGTGTCATCAGACCAGAAAGTTACAGTTGATTTCAAGGATCTTGCTGTGAAATACGATTCAACAAGTGCACTGATTGACCTTGATTTAAAAAGCAACTTAGGGGACTTTACTATTAAGAATGGTACAACATTTACTACAAGCCCCACAGGTACGCTAACGATTGAATATGAGGTGAAGCGAATTTGAAAATGTATTTTTTTAATAAAAATGAAGAACTGGTACAAGTTGCCAACAATTTCATTGAAGCTCACCTTATCGAGCAAATCAATACTGCTAGCCAACTTACTTTTAGTTTAAAGGAGCCATTGCCTTCAAGCATTGTAAAGGCATGCATTCCATCTCCAAATGGGGATGGTTTTTTGATGTTTAAAATTCTGACTGAGGATATAAAAGAATCAACGATCGAATACACCTGTATTGAATCTGCCTATGATGAGCTTGCTAGTTATGGATATATTAAGGACTTACGACCAAGCGCTCAACAAGCACGCTATATGCTTGAGATGGTACTGCAAGGCACTCGTTGGGAATTAGGACTAATTTATAACACCAGTAATGCAACAACTAATTTCTATTACGAACCGATTCTTAATTGTATTCAAGACATAGTAAGTTTATTTGGATTAGAATTGACATTTACTGTCTCAATTGAAGGCAACAAGATAACTACAAGACGGGTCAATATGTATTATCAGCAAGGAAAACGTACTGGCAAACGTTTTGAGTATGGCTCTAATGCTCTAGATGTTGAGCGTGAAACGTCCACAGAGGAGTTGTATACGGCTCTGGTGGGGCGTGGTAAAGGTGAAGAAGTAGACGGGGATGATAACTCAGATACGCCCGATGGCTACGGTAGAAGAATCACGTTTGCAGATATTGAGTGGAAAAAATCAAATGGCGATCCACTAGACAAACCAAAAGGGCAAGAATACCTTGAAGATCCTGACGCAACAAAAGCTTATGGTTTCGACGATGGTAAGCCCCGAATTGGTTTAGTTGAGTTTGAAGATGACGAAGACAAGGATGTGCTAATCCAACATACCTATCAAAAGTTGCAAGAATTAAAGCGCCCTAAAGTTCAATTCAAAGCATCTGTTATTGATGTGGGAGATTGTACTCTGGGCGACACCGTGGCAATTATTCGCCATGATTTTCATCTGGAGTATATGACACGTGTCTTTAAGATCAATCATGACTTACTTGACGAGCATAATAATACGGTCGAACTTGGTGATGATCTAAGTGGTAACGATTTAACTTCTAAAGTTAATGATATTTCTAATTCAATCAATCAAACTAATCAACAAATTAGTTATGTGATGACTGCTGCGGATGGGCAACATAAAGCGGCTTATTCGCCTAATCAACCTAAAACCGCTAAAAATGGCGATCTGTGGTACAAAGACTTAGGCAACGGAGAAACTGAGCTATATATCTTTAATGATGGTTGGCAATTAGTCACCTCGACTGAGCATCAAAAAGAAATTGATGATGCGGTCGATCAAGCCATGCAAGACATCGATGATGCTGCCGCTAAGGCCAATCAAGCTATTACAGACGCCGGCTTTGCCACTGATACTGCTACTACAGCTAAACAAGTTGCTAACAGTGTCAAAGGTGATGTTACTCAAGCTAAAGAGGATAGTGCTACAGCTTTAACTAATGCTAAGGACGCTCTAGATAATGCTAAAGATGCTAAAACAACAGCTACCAGTGTCTCTTCTAAAGTTGATGAGGTAGAGGGTAAGTTAGTTGATAAAGCTGATAAAACTACTGTTGATAGTATTAACCAGACTGTTAAGCAACAAGGTACTTTAGTAGAGCAGAACGCTGAAGCTATTAAGAAAACGGCTAAACAGTCAGATGTTGATACTCTTACTGGAAGAGTCGGAACAGTTGAGAGTTCTAATGAACAGTTGGCTGGTGAGATTAAGCAGAAAGTATCTAGCTCAGATGTGCAAGGCTTACTTGATAAGGGTGGATATGCTACTCAAAAATGGACAGGCTCACAAATTGACCAGAAAGCAGACGAGATTACTCACACTGTAACAGACGTATCTAATAAAGTGGATAATCTCAATATTGGAGCACGTAACTATATTGAGAACTCACTACCTACTAACTCAGACGGCTGGAACTTTACTTCAGGTGGTACAGCAGACCATAGAGTTGTTGATGGGCAATACCTAGAAATAACTAGGACTGGTGGAAGCTATCACCAGATTAATCGTAGTTATCCAATAGACGGAACAGGCTGGTTCGCAGACATTAGACCAGGTGATGTATTTACCATAAGCCTTGACGTTTCAATGACATCAGTTCCAACAGTAGATTCTTTATTCTATGGTTCACTTAGATTAAATGCTGGTAGTCAATATGTTGTTCAAGCTGGAATCTGGAACTTAAAGGATATTATTAAAGTTGCTAACACATGGTATCGAGTTTCTATGGTTATTAAAGCAGAAGATGCTTGGGTATATGATACCAGCAAGTGGACTCAAGCTAGACTTATTATTGAGTCACAAACAGGCTCTAATACGGATATTATTAGAATACGTAAAGTTAAGCTAGAAACGGGCACCAAAGCAACTGACTGGACACCAGCACCAGAAGACCTAGCCACTGTTACAGCTTTATCTAAAGTAGACCAGAAAGCGGATAGTATTAGCTCAACCGTTACTAATAATAAGTCAGACGCCGATAACAAGTTTACTAACATCAATCAAACTATTTCAGGTATTCAATCGACAGTTGCAAGTAAGGCTGATGCCAGTCAAATTACTCAGTTGAGTAATCAGATAAATTTGAAAGTTAGTCAGACTGACTTTGATAACATGCAAGTTGGTGGACGGAATTATGTCACCAATGGTAATTTTGCAGATGGCACAAATGGTTGGACTAAATTTGGTAATATAGATACTTATCAAATTTGGGGCGATGGAAGATTAGTATATTCTTCGACCAAAGCAATAAATGGATATACTGGTGCTGGGCAGAACAACATTCCAATTTCTGGCTCTAAAGGTGATAATACTACAGTTTCGTTTGACGCTTGTTACTTTGGGGACAATCCAAGTAATTATGCTAAATATATCAATATAATTGTACATTATAATGACAATTCTGGAACTATTGTAAGTCAGTCGAAAAATTCAATAGACATGACTAGCTCAGTTCAAAGGTATTCATTTACAATTAAGGCGCCAACAGATTTTTCCACTGTAAATGTTAGATTTGTTTATGACTCAAATACACTTTATAGAAACAAGTTAGGTAGAGTAAAAATTGAAAAAGGCACTAAAGCAACTGACTATACTGATTCGCCTGATGACAAAGCTGATAAAGCAAATTTGGTCTCACAAATTAACATCGATGAAAGCGGAGTTTTAATCCAAGGCAAGAAAATCATGATTGACGGGGACGCAACGATCAAGAATGCTGTCATCAAGTCAAGCATGATAGATACTTTGGACGCAAGTAAAATAACAGCTGGGACGCTGAACGCTGCTAATGTGAATGTTATCAACATGAATGCCAATAACATTGTCACAGGTACATTGAGCGGTATTAAGATTAAATCTGCTGACGGCAATGGTATTTTTTCTGTCCAAGGCAATGATTTGCGTATGCAAAAAAATAATGGTGATAATCTTGTGTTCAATACTAATGGTATCTTCTGGAAGAACGGCAGCGGTGATACGTTATTTGAGGTATCAAACAAGGTCACGACTTCTGATATCTTTGGTACGTCAGAATATAATGTATATCTGGCGTCTAATAATGAAACTAGGTCAGTTACTTTTGCCACAGCTATGAAAGGCCATGGCAGTGTTGATGATTACACCTATGTAGATCACAGGGCGCATGGTGTCTATTCTAGTTTTATGGAAGTCAATACAGGTATTGACGGTGCAAGAAATGTCTATATCAGACCTTTAAAGGCTGAAGATGAAGTTAGAATCACCGCTTCTGGTGGCACTGATAGCTATGCTAATCTTCGGGCTAGATATGTCTTTGCTGATAGAATCGCTAACAATAACAGTCAGACTGATTCAGTAAACCTGTATCTTATGACACATGGAGAAGTTGCCGTTAAGACAACTAACATGGATACCGCCAACTCTGGGTATATGCCTGTACGTGCCTCTGGCTTTAACAACGGATCATTAGCAGAGTACAAACAGAATATCTGTGAGGCTGACTTTTCAGCGTTAGATGAGATCAACAAGTCTACTATCTATAACTATCAGCTGAAAAATACCCCAGACAAAGATGAAGTTGGGCTGGTCATTGGTGGCGGCTATGACATCTCTAATATCGTTGTGGACGGTGACGGTGTTAACCAATATCGTATGACCACAGTTGCGTGGAAAGCTATACAGGAACTGGAAGCAAAATTAATTGAATTAAAAGATGAAATAAGTGAATTGAAGGGAGCCTAACAATGGATGTTGACGCACAGGAAGTAATCAATGATTTAGCCAATAAGATTGGGACACTTGAAGCTAAGAACTCAATCTTAGCAGCACAAATTAAAGCCTATCAGAAACAAGAAAAGGAAAGTGAAGAATAATGGATATTAAAATTACTAACATCAACTATCGTATTGACGGGGACGGAAACACGTCAGCTATTGCATCCACATTTAGCGGTTATGCTAATAGTGAGTCGGTTAATGCTAACGTTGAGTTGCAAGCTGACATGATGCCAGAAGGCAAGACACTGGACGACTTGACACGTAAAGAGATTGAGTCGTTAAGTCGGGATCGCTTGAGTGAGTTGGTTAAAGTAGAAAAGGCTGAGCCAGCGGAATAATATTTAATTAAATTAATCTAGTCGCCAAGAAATTCACAGTACGCAAGGGCGGCTATTTTTGTGCAGAAAATAAGAAGGAAGTGAATTTATGTGACATTTAGACAGAAGTTTATTCGTAATCGAAACATAGTCAGCAAGTCAGTAACAACGATCTTGTTTTCACTTTTCATGTGGTATGGGAAAGTCCAACAGCTAAAGGATGTCCCCAGTGTTCATGGATACTACGCAGTTAGGCATTCGTTTGATAATGGGCTACTTTTTCTAATCGCATTATTGGGGGTGTTTGGTTTATACGTGTCATTTGCAAACAAACATATGGAGCATGGTAAAGCGACATTCATAGTAATTGGTGCAGGTCTGTGGTTTGGTTACGCAGGCTTATTTTTGTACCGAGATCTATTGTTCCCTCATCCGCCGACATTACAAACGATTTTAATTTCAGCTATCGCAATTTCGTTTTGGCTGGACGCATTGGCAGGTGACTATTGATGGATGGAAGCACAGTTGCATTGATAGTCGGTTTTTTTGGACTTGTTGGCACTTTGTATACGGTGAAAGGGACCTTCAGAAATACCAATGTCGATATTATTGATAAACTTATGCAAGCTAACGACAAAATAGAAAAATTGCAGAAAGAGAACCTAGAACTCATGGAACAAATAAAGAAATTACAGGATACAGTCAACGATTTAATGGAGGAGTTGGGAGAATGAAGAAGATTCTTAATTTTAATCATAAAAGTTTAGCTGCTTGGCTAACGCTAGGTGGCGCTGGCTTGAGTGCTGGTATTGCTATTCTAAAGTTGTTTGGTATCGAGATCACACCCGACCAAACTAAAGACGTCACGCTGGCTTATACAGCTATTCTGAACGTACTAGTTGCGGCGGGTATCTTGACGGCACCGACGGATAAGAAGGAGGACAATCAGAATGGGAAGTAAGTTATATGCGGTTGATGTGGCGGATCCGTACCAGACAGTAGCGCAGGCGGTCAATCAGAACGCTGCGATCACAATTATTAAAGCGACAGAAGGAACTGGCTATGTTAATCCGCGTTGTAATGCTATGTGGGATAACGCAAGCAAGGCTGGAAAGTTGCTTGGGCTCTATCACTATGCACGTGGCGGTTCAGCGGTAGCAGAAGCCAACTATTTTATCAATAATATTAAGAACTATGTCGGTAAGGCCGTTCTGTTCTTGGATTGGGAAAACGGCTCAAATACCGCATACGGGTCCACAACATGGGCAAAGTTGTTTGTTGATCGGGTCCACGAGCTAACAGGCGTCTGGTGTGTCCTGTATACAGGCTCTGACGGTTTTGCTCAGTGTCAAAACATCAAAAGTACCTGTGCAGGCTGGATTGCGGGCTATCCATACAAGAACTGGCCAAGTTTCAAAGAGCCTGGCGATATGCCGTATAATGCGCATGGCTTTAATGTTATCGGTTGGCAGTTTAGCTCAACTGGTATAGACCACAGTGTGTTCTATCTGACCGCTGACCAGTGGAAGAAGTACGCTAATCCAAGCAATAAGACGGTATCGAAGCCAACTCCCACTGTTAGCAAACCAGCTCCTAAACCGTCAGCTAAGTGGGTTGTTGAAAAAGCGACCTACAAACTTAAAACAGCCGTAAAATTACGTTCTGGTGCATCGACCAGCTCCAAAGTGATCGCCACACTACCCGCTGGCAGCACTGTCGTCACCGACCAAGCAATCATCCAAGGTGGCTACCGCTGGGTGCGTCAGCCAAGGTCTGGCGGGTATGCTTATCTAGCTACGGGTCCAGCTAATAATACGCTGGAGTACGTGACTAAAGTTAATGCGTCCGCCGTTCGTTATTACACGGTCAAGAGCGGCGACACGCTGAGTGCAATCGCTAAACGGCTGGGGACTAGCGTTAATGTTCTGGTCGCTAAGAACGGTATCAAGAACGCTAACTTGATTCGTGTGGGACAGAAAATTAAATACTAGAATTATTGAAGCTCTGGCAGAAATGCTGGAGCTTTATTTTTTTTGCAAAAAAATTAAAAAAAGTTGTAAAAAGTGGTTGTAATTATCTAAGCCTAGGCTTATACTATATATGTAATCAAGTAAAGGAAAACAAAAAGGAGATAATCAACATGGACAAAAAAGAAATCGCAAAAGAGTTATTGGAAAAAGGCTACAGCTTCGTCAACGAACACATCACAGTTAATTTTTACCAGATGACAGGTCAAGAGTTCCTTGACGATGGTTGGACAAGCTACGACGGCTTAAACGTTGACCCTAAAGACAAGTTCGTTGCTTTGATGATTGATGACGATCGTCAAGCAAGCGACTACTACGGCACATATGATCCAGACAGTGTGCGCAGCTTATCAGACTACGACAGCGACCCAGCAGAGTATCTCAAAGTTGAGTTCATCAACAACAATGATTGGGATGACCAGTTAGAAGAAGTAGAAGAATAGAGCCCAGCCCCCTTAATTGGGGTTTTTGTTTTAAAAGGAGAGAGAAAATGCCAAAAACAAGCAAAGCTCAGCTCAAGGCAGTTCAGAAGTACGATGCTGAGCACCGAGCTGAAAAACAGTATCGCAACAGGAAATCAGCCGCAGCTACTTTTGTTCGCAAGTACGGCACGTATGCTGACATCAAAGATCTACAGTCAATTATCGAAGACAGATTACAGGAGGAAAACACAATGATCGCAAACATCGAATTCACATCAGAAGGTACCGCATACCAGACTACTATCCAATTTGAACAGCTCAATGACAACAACACGAATTACATCGGCGGGCGGTACGTCGCAACGGCCGCCGTTGACATCTTCAGCGGTCCCGATATTGACAAGGACATGGATGCAAGCCTAGAGTGGTACTATACCGATGAGGACATTGCTGACGCAGAGCATGTCAAAGCTTGGTTCTTAGAAAACCTAAAGCACGAATACCAAGAGCCAGAAATCAACGGCTTTGAAATCGAAGAATAATTTCCACAGTCCCGAGTGATCGGGGCTATTTTTTTACGCTGAAATAAACTGGTTTGTTTTAGATCCACAGAAAAAGCGATAAGATGAAGCCATACCTCGATTAGCCCTACTCTATACAGCCAGAGCAGGGCTATTTTTATTTAAATTGATTATCTTATCAAATTATATTAATGGTATTATTTAATAGTCACAAAAGGAAAACATAGGGGGAATTACATTGGACACCGTATTTGCATTGATTTGGTTTGCTTCAATGATCTATTTTTTTGTCTGCCTTTTCACCAAGAAAAGGCGAAAAGGTAAGAAAAAGTGGATCACACTAGCCGTTTCGTTGTTGTCACTTGTCATATTTGCCGCACTAACGCCCGACACCTCGGAGAAAGCCGATAAGGGACAGCTTGAGAAAACTGAGAAAGTCGCGGTTAAATCTAAGAAGAGTAAGGTTAAGTCTGATAAGAAGAAAAACCAGGCTAAGTTACTAGCTATAAAGGAATCGAAGAAGAAAGAATCTGCTAAGCAAGAGAGCTTAAAGAAAGAGCAAGAATCAAAAGAAGCTTCTTCAAAGAAAGCAGCAGAACAGGCTTCACAAGCTAAGCTCGCCGCTGCTAAGAAGTCAAGCGCCAGTCTTGCTAACTTGGAGTACCAAGGAACGCAGACAATCAACGTCAATAACGGCGTACCGACGTTCAGCAATGCCGATATGTCGACCGCTAATGGGGCTTGGGAAAAGTACGGCAATCTAGACGGCTTGAACCGTGCCACATCCGCAGAAGCTATGCTCAATCAGTCTACAATGCCAAAAGACGGCGAAGAGCGTAGCAGTATCTCGGAAGTTACACCGACCGGGTGGAAGAACAAACGCATCGGCGGTGGCTATCTGTTTAACAGATCTCATCTGATCGGTTGGGCTTTGTCGGACGAAAACGCGAACTGGAAGAACTTAATCACTGGTACCCGCTCGCTGAACAGCCCGGAAATGTTACGGTTCGAAATGGACACTAAGACCTATCTAGAACAGAGCTCAAGTAATTACGTTCGCTATTCAGTCACTCCTGTTTTTCGCAGCAATGAGCTTCTAGCTCGGGGCGTCCACATGATGGCTAAATCTGTAGGAAGCAACGCGATCTCGTTCAACGTCTACATATTCAACGTACAGAGTGGGGTAAAGCTCAACTATGCAGACGGATCTAGTAACGTGTCTGGAGCCACTACGACCGCATCCACAAGTCAAGGGTCTAGTTCACGATCTAGCTACTCCAACAGCGCTCAGAGCCAGCCAGCAAAACAAAGCAGTCAGTCAACTGCTCAAGCCGGGGCCAACGACAATATGACTGTCTACGTAACTCCGACCGGTAGCAAGTACCACACGCATCCGCATGGACGTGGACACTTTACGCCGACTACATTAAAGGAAGCCAAGGCAGCAGGATTAACTCCATGTAACGTCTGCAATCCGCCTTCATAA